TACTTAAACTTCTCTGTTTATCCATTTTCTTTTAATTTTATATTAATTTCAAAAGCATCTGTAGGGTATCCAATTGATTCTAACATTTGTGTCATATCTTTAATAAAATATTCCATAAATATTTCTATTGAAGCATTAGATCCTTTTTTATCTTTAATTAAACTTAAAGTTTTAGGGCTTGTAAGTTGATAATCAGGAACATGTTTTAATAAATATTCATATCCTTTAAGACATTTTTCTTGCCAATACTCTAATTTATGTCCAGAGTATTTATACATTACAATTAATTCACCAGTATAGTTTTTATAATCTATGTTGTTTAAAGATTCAAATGCTATAATATGATTATCAGCATCTGGTGATCTTAACATATTTAATAAATTACGTGTTTCTTCTTTATCAAAAATCATTAATCTTCAATTTTTAAAGTTTTTATCATCCATTTAACAGGCTTTTCAATATTATCTACCCACTCTTTTGCAGTAGGTATATAATTATTGCAGTCTTCTTTAACATGTTGTTCTCCAACATATCTAGTATATACAGTTTTACCATCTGAATTTGTAAATGATTTACCAAAATATTGTTCACATTCAAATATACCTTCTGAATGATGTCTAAACATTCTATGCTTACTATGACCAATCCAGGCTTTAGTTGCATCAAACCATTCATGTATATGAATATAATCTTCAGGTATACCACCCCATTTTTTTACAGATGATTTAGCATGTAACATTGGATGTGCCATAACTAATCTGCTTTTTCAAGTAGTTCACCTTCATGGTAGTAATCCTCTACTTCAGTATAACGTATTTTATTATATACTTTATATTTACCAGAAGGAACTATTATGCATAAATGACCATAACCACCATCATTGTTCCACCAATCTTCTATATTATTTAATATAGCTTCATCAGCAAAATTCTCTAATTTATCCCATAGATTCGGGAAATCTTTTTTTATATCACTGTTTCTACCACTCCATGAGTCTAATTGATATATATCATCAAATGCATCATCTATATTGTCAGATAATTCATCTTTTGTATAAACTGAACTTTCAATACATCCACTATCTCCACCTCCTTCATAATATACATTTATTCCTTTAATACCTGCTTGGTGAAGCTCAAACAAAGCTCCCATAATATCTGATTCTTTCATAAATATTTACGATTTAAATTTGTAAAATTTACCTAATATGTTTCCATTTAGGTATTCATCTTTTTCTAGAACTTCTTTGTTAAATTGATATTTAGTTTCATAATATGTTAACTCAGATTTAGAGTAACATATTTTAAGTATATATCTTTTAATAGGAATTCCTGCCTTATGTGCTGCTTTTAAAATATCATTGCTACTATAATAATTTATATAGTTAAGCTTAGTGACTATTTCATATTTCTTAACTCTTTTATCTGTTATTGCAGCTAAAGCTTTTTTACCAAACTTTTTTTTTCTATTACTATAAAAGTTTTTTTTACCTATATAACGCATAGATTTACCATCAATAATTGCTTCCATTTCATAAACAAAACCTATAGCTTTGTCAGGAATCATATCATCTGTAAATTCTTTTGCTTCATATAACCAATTCATATTTTATTTTTTAGTAATTTAAATACTTCTTCTCTAACAGTTTCTATATTAGTATCTTTAATAGAATCAGAAAGATCTTTTGACATATCAAGATTAATAAAATCAAATCCATATTGTTTTTGATATCTTTGAGCAGATTTAATACCAGGCTCATCATTATCAAATAGTACAAATACTTTATCAAATTTATTTATATAGGTTTCCATAAGATTAGTTGGAATTACACTATTCTCACTATCTGGAGCAATGCATTCAGTATTACCAATTTCTAGTAATTTAAAACACATTAAATCTTTAAGAGAGGATAGTATAACAAGATATTTAGATTCAAATTTTATTTGGTCATTTCCCTGTATATAATCTTTTACCTTAATAAATTTATTATCTTTATTTTTAGGAGTATATATTTTATATAAAGAACCATCTTCTCTAAAATATCCATAAATAAAATTACCATTTATTGTTATAGAATCTAATATTCTACCGTCATCTTCTTTAGTCATTTGATAAAATGATAATGGGTGAACATTATATTTTCCCAATAAATGAGAATTTAATTTATAAATTTGCCAATAAGATTTGTCAAATGTTGTCCAATGTCTAATTTCATAATTAGAAACTGCATATTTACTTTCAGGTTTGTATTCTAAAGGTATATAACTATTATTAGAAATATATTCATTATAATCATCCATGATTTTAAATGAAGCTTTACCTCTACTTCCTAAATTAAATAAATACATAACCAAATTCAAACCATCTCCACCATATCCCGATGAAAAATCTTTGAATTTATATCTATTATTAGAATCAATATATATACACATTGAAGGTACTTTATCTTTTCCGCTAAAAATAGATTTTATTTTAAGACTTTGACCAGATAATCTTTGAGTAAGATTTAAATAATATTCAAATACCCATTCTCTAGGTATATCATTAAGGTCAGATATAATTGTTTTTGTAGAAATCATAGACTAAAAATTTAAAAGTTTGGGGAAAACCACTTAGATTTTCCCCTTTACTTAATTTATTAGTCTAAAGAGAAATCTGAGTTAGATGGTGATTTAGAAAAATCTTCATCTCCAAAAGTTTCTACTGGTTTATTTTCAAGTTTTCTTAAATGAATATCTTCATTATAAGTAATAACTTTTCCACTATCAACTGTTCCTGTAGCATATTTTCCACCTTGTGCTTTTGGTAACCACATATCATAATTAGTATATCCTGTTTTACCCATATACTCTTTACCTGCTACACAAAATTCAAGATATACATCTTTAAATGGTTTATCATCATTAAATGCTTGAACAAAATCTTCAATTGTTTCATGTTGATTATGTTGTTTTGTCATCCAATCGTTAATTCCTAATGTTTTACAAAGATTTTGTAAAAATATTAAAATAGATTTATCTCTTTGAATTTTAATTCCCGATTTAGTTTCACCATCAGCAAATGCATATTGACTTGCTTTAATTCTACCAATTTGCCCACTATAATTACCTCCTTTAGGATTATTACGATCAATCATAAAACCTTCAAATCCATCAATAGGTTTAGTTTCTACATGTAACATTAAGTGATAAGCATTATCAATAAATTTAAACTCATCAAGAGTTACACTGTTAATTTTTAACACATTATTTCCTGGACTAATTGTTTTTGGTAAACCAGATCCAGATCCGGTTCCTAAGTCTTCTGTACTTAAAGCCATCTTCTTCTTTTTTTTTAATTATTAAATAAACACTTTTTCCCATGATGTTTTTACAACATCATCAATCATCTCGGTAATTACTATTTCTTCATTACGTAAATGCTCTGGACGAGCACCACAAGTAACCTCATCATTACTTTTAAAAGACATGATAGTTTGATTACCTTTTCTATACATATATCCTATTGCGTCAGAGTTTGCACAAATCAAAGATTTTATTTTTCCTGTTAAGTCTATATTAGCAGACATAACCATCTCACCTTTATCATCTACTACTTTATCTTTAATATGACCAGATAAAATAATTGTAGGTGCTAATGTATCAATAAAATCTAAAACTTGAAAAAATGCTTGACGAATATATAAATAGCCTGCACCATTTGGTAATGTAATTACACTGTCTCCAGAGAAATTTTTACCCATAGGTGTTTTTTTATATAATTTTATAGCTAATGGCATTATCATTTCTTCTAATGCTGTTACAGTATCTACAGTTACATATTTATAAGGTTGACCTTTTTCTTTTATGGCCTTACCTGTATCTAATAGTTCTTGTAGATCATTAATTTTTACTTTTAATGCTTCTACATATTCAGCACCGTTTTCTAAATCAAGTATTAAATTGTCTTCTAAACCTGCAAATGCAGTTGTTTTACCTGTTTTAGGCTTAGAATAAACTAACAATCTTTTTGGATTTACTCTTTCAGCTTTTACTTTTTTTGTTGGTAATACTATTGTACTCATTTTAATTTATGGATTTTAGTCTCTAAAATACTACTCAAGTTAGATATTTCATGACTTAGTTTTAATAATACACTTTTTAAATCAGAATCTTTGTTATCATCTTTATTATCACTTTCCTTTTTTAATGCAAATTCTTGTTCAAAATCAGGAAACAATGTAGTAGATTTTTGTAATTCAGGAATTTCTGATTTAGCATCTTCTTTTCTTTTTTCATATAAAGAATAGCTAATCTCCTGACCACTTTTTAATACTACAGACATTTCATTTATAGGAACTAAATATTTTCTATCAGAATTACCTTGATAATCAGTTCCTTCAATCATATCATGTTCTTCTTCATAATAAGGATTATATTTAAGTTTAAATAATTGTCTATCCTCATTCATTGGTATCATATTTTTATTTTTACCATTGTCATCATAAACATTATCATAAAATTCAATATATATATCTTCTTGTTTTCTCAATTCCCATTCAAAAAATTGACATTGTCTACCATATTTACCTTTCTTAAAAAAGGCAGTTTTAATAGTAAAAAATGGATCAGCAATACCTATTGCTTTAAAAGTATCCATATGATGTGTATAAAACTCTCGTTCTTTTTCTTTTCTTAAACTACTCATTTCATATTATTTAATATTGATTCATTGTTTTTATTGTTTCTCTTGCTGGTGTATTCATTTCTATTATCTTCATAGTTTGTCTATCTAATTTAAAAAAACTAGTTCTGACCGTACCATTTCTTGATTTCAAAAAGTGAAATACTAAAGTATCTGGATCTTCAATAATAAATTTTTCAGGTCCATACTTTCTTATTTTTCTTATAGAAGGTTTATTTATGCCCATTACAATATCTGCATGCTGTAATAAAGCATCTGAACCATAAATATCAGAATCTAATACATAATTACCATAAGTACCTTCTATCTGTCTTTTAGGATCATCAATATTCCTATTTAATTGACTTAATACTACAAATGCAACAGGATATTTTTTTTTCATCATAGTCAATGCTTCTCCTAATGCACCTAACATTCCAAATTTATCTTTTTGACCATAATCAACTGCAAATAAAGCTGAGTGATCTATAGTAACAACCATGTTTTGATATGTACCGTCTTTTTTCTTATGTCTTTCAAATTCATAATGAATTGATGCACACATTTCTTTAACAGTACATACATCATAAATTACATTTATAATATCACTTTTAGAAGTTTGATGATAATATTGTACACATTTATCGTAAATATTTCTATCTACTAATTTTCCATCTTTACTCATTAATGTATTATAATCAGAACCTGTAATTAAACTAAATTTTCTTATAGCACTAGTTTCGTCTACCATTTCCATTTGAAATTTAAGAACTCTAAATACTTGATTAGTATTTTTTTCAACAATATCAGAAACTAATTGATCTAAAAAAAGTGTTTTACCTGTACCAGGTCTTGCACCTACTACTGTAATTGTTTTCCATTCAAGCCCATCACAAAAAGCATCATTAAATTTAGGCCAAGAACTAAGTAAGGCAGGTAATTTACCTTCTCTTCTTGCTTTAATTTTAATAAGACCTTTTTCTAAACTTTCTCTTTCACTAACTGGTAATAAGTGCTTTGCACCTTCAAAAAGTTTTGGCATATTATTTTGTTTATACTATTAATTCCTCAAATGGATTTTCATCATTTTCAGGAATATCATTTAAATATTCGCAATATACAGCTAAGTCTGAATTCCAAGATTTATCTATATTTTGTTTTCTTAAAAAATATTGAGAATTTCTCATATATTCATAATTTTTAGTTGCGTACTCATTTACATACTTTTGTGTAGCTGTAAAAATAGTTTGCCAATCATAGTTATAATTTTCAAAAAACCATCTAAATCCATTTTCTAAACTTTTAGCAGGTATTCTAGCATATTTACCAGATGATAATTTTTTATTAGGGAATATTTTAACATACGCATCTATATTTTGCATAAAATTATTTCCCATTAAGTTTTTAGAAGTCTTCTTTTTAGATTTTTTAAAATATCCGTCAACCTTAGTTGTAAAGATAATGCTTTTGTTAGTTAATTGCAAATCTGGTGTTATCCATTCTTGACTAATTAATTTTTTACATTCTAATTTTTTATTTATAATACTAGTAGGTACAATTTTTTCTTTTATGCAATATAAAACATAAAAAGAATTCGGAGTTAATCCTTCTTTGACCATTAAATTAAATATTTCTGTCATAATTACCATTTTATAAATTCACCATTAATTTCTTGTGTTAAAGTAGATATTTTTTGAAATATCCTATCACAATCCCATTCTCCACCATTATATGCAGCAGATGAGGGATGTTTAACAAAAAGTTTATGATTGTTATCATTAGTAACTTCAGACCAATCTTCAACTTTTTTACCTACATATACGTAAACTAATCCAGTATTAAAATTATTCAACCAATCTAATAAATATGCAGTAAATGGTTTCCAAATCTCATAATGAGTATTTTTTTTACTTACCTGAACTGTTAAAGCTGTATTAAGCATTAAAACTCCTTGATTAGACCATCTTTTAAGATCTGGGTCAAAACTATCCCATTGAGTTTTGTTTAATTGTTTAAACATATATTGCAATGCTGTTGGTAAATTATTAGTTTTAGAAGAACTAAAAGCTATACCATCTGCAATACCTAATTGAGGATATGGTTCTGGACTCATGATTACTACTTTAAGTTTATCATAAGGACATTCTTCAAAAGCTTTAAATATATCTTTTATAGGTGGTGTAAATCTTTTATCTATTGTAGTTAAATTCCAAAGATTAGTTAGTATCTCATCAAAATCTGAACTAAATATAAAAGATTTAAATATTCTATCCCATCCGCTAGGTTTTAATTTTTCAAATAATTTAAGTTTAATTTCATCTAATTCCATTTTTTTTTTATTTTTGTAGAAATTTAATATTATGTTAAAAGTAAAAGAACTTAAAGAAGATGCGTTAATAGATGTAAAAGTAAATAGAAGTTTCTATTTAATGGCTAAAGCTGCATCTTTTACTATTCTTCAAAGTATGAATATTCCAGAAAAAAAAAATGGTGATGAGTATTTTAAGAAAATCATGAATGAAAAGTATGAGGATCTAGATGATGCTCAAAGAGCATTTTATACTATAATTCTTTTACTTGCTGAAATTGAAAAAAAAGCTACTGAAGATAACTTATATGTAGAAAAAGAAATTCTTGAACCAGGTGATGAAGGTTATGAAGAACCTAAATCTAATTAAGATTCATATTAAAATGATTTCTTCCTATATCAATACAAGCTTCAATAGCAAGCATTAATTCTGTTTTACTGCAATCAGCAAAAGATTTATTTTTAAGTCCAGATTCATCTTTAATTATATTTTTCATATCGTCAAATGTATTACCAGATTCTTTTGCTAATTCTCTAATACATGCGTGTACTTTTGCAAGTTGAGCTTTACTTTTATCTACATCTGTAAGATCAATGTACATCTCAACTTTTTGTCCTTCAGGTATTTTATTAATAAATATATCATAAGATGTTTTATCTTTAGGACTATCATAAATTAATTTACCGTTTTTTTTAATAAACTTTCCACTAAACATTACATAATATTATATATAGTATTGTAATAACATGTAAAAATAAACTTATACATGCTAAGTTATATGCTTTTCTAGATTTTCTACTTGCTCCCATTTTTTTTATTTTTTACATTCCATTTTTCACATAATTTTTTAATAGCTTTTTCAAAATCATCATCATTTTTAATAATTTTAGAAGCATTTTTTATTTTATTTTTATAACCTTTTTCTCTACTCATCTATACGTTTTTTAATTATAACATAAGTTATTATAAGTATTGCTAAACACCAGCTAACTATTACTACTTCAATCATCTTTTTTATTAAATTCTGTTTTATCTAATTTAAACTTCTCTATTCCATTCTCATTGAATGAACAGATAATATACTTTTTTGTCTCATGACTTATGTATATCTTTTTATTATTGTATGTGTATTCTTTTGAAAAATCTAATTTTTCACAATTTTCTAAGTTTTGTTTCATTACTTTAACTTTATTAGGTTAAATAATCAGTATAAGGATTTTCTCCAGCTTGTTTTAGTTTTTTTATTTCTTGTGTTAATTTTTCTATTACTTTATCTTGATCTCTAATCATATCTCCTAACATTTTGTTTTGTGCTAAAAGATCATCCGTTAATGTACAATTGTATTCAAAATGTTCTAATATTTCTATTTGTCTTGCTGTTGGTCCATGAAATATAACATGTCCATATTCAGGATGTTTTACTTTTATTTCATTTCTTTTATCTTTTGCCATTTCTTTTTCATTTTTAATTAAATTATACATCCAGTCCCATTCTTTTCCGCTATTAATCATCTTTGTTTTGTTTCATTTAAAATATTCCCCAACTAATAACATACCTTGAATTATATGATACAATACTATAGTTAGTTTCAATAACTAAATCTGTATGTTTACCATCATCAGAGGTTTCCCATCTAATCTTTTTAATGGTTTCGTAGGGTGGTTTAGGACACTCTTTTGGTCTTCCTTTTATACTTTGGTTTAAAACTTGGTCTAGTACTTTATCACCTACTAGTACTTTTGCGTATTTAATTTCTTTACTCATCTTTGTTTTGGTTTTAAGAATAAGGTGTGAGGACTTTCTTTATTCCCTTACTGTACGGGCAACGGGGTGGATTCTCCTCAAGAGTTTGCAACCTCTCTTTACATATCATACCAACAAGTTTTTCCTTACTCATCTTTGTTTTAGTTTAATAGTTCCATACTCCCTTAATTCCTCAGTTAAAGCTTGAATTACTTTTTGTTGTTCTTTCACTGATTCAACACAAGATAAAATATCGTCTTTTGTTGGGTTACCATCAAAATAATACAACCTTTCTATATCTGTTAGTCTTTTTAATAACTCTCTATTGTTAGTTAGTATTCTACCAGTATTTAAGTAAAATTCCTCTCTACCTATTATAAATTTACTCATCTTTGTTTTGGTTTATATTAAAGCCATACAAACACATACTCTCTATCGTCAAATCCGTTATTGTTTAACCAAGTTTGTATTTCTTCAACAGATGAATCATCATTATGTACTTCAATCTGCATTAACATTTTAGGAAGGTTGTCTTCAATCTCATAAATTTGTATAGTTTTCCACCCTGTACATTCTTCTACTGTATCAATGGTTTTAGTTTGCTTTTCTACTGTATAAAATAATTTTTTCATCTTCTTTTGGTTTAAAATATATATCTGATTGTGTTCCAAGGTATAATCTTATTATGTAAACTAGTCCATTTTTTTATGTACTGATGCTTAAGATTATGTTTATACCTTATATTTACACCTCCATACTGAGATGTTTTAGTTTCTTGAGTTTTTGGTGTCCACAATAAATCTTCACTAGGTAGATTATTGATTAAATTATCTTTATGCTTCTTTTCATTATGTGTAAGAAATATTACTTCAGATAAAACTTCTTCTTTATTTTCTATGTAATCATTGCACATTTTAAATAATAAATCATAATCTTCTAACCAATTGTCATAAACAACAACAGGTGAAAAGTTTAAGTGAATCTCATATCCGGCTTCTATAAAAGCATCAACAGCTTTTATTCTATTAATAATTTTAGCAGTGTTTGGTTCTAGTTTATCAGCTATATTCTGAGGCATAAGACTAAATCTTATTCTTATTTTCTTTTTTGGATCAAACTCTAAAAACTTTATAGGAATAGTTTTAGTTGCAAAAGTACCTAAAGCTTTTGGATGATTTTTAAAAAAATCAAATATATATTTCCAATTATGATATTTAGCATGTAAAGCAAAATCTTCATTACAACTTATATCATAAGTAATATACTTATTATGAGTTTGATTAGGTTTTTCTACATCTGCTAAAAAGTAAGCATGATTGTTTACTTTAGTTAATATATCTCCTGGATTATTAGCTATCGTTAGTCCTTCAGACATATGTCTTTTCATATAACAATAACTACAATTAAATAAACATCCATAACCAAAAGAAGGAGTAATATAATCCGAAGATCTACCACTATCTCTAATAATCATGGATTTTCTTGTTACCTTTTTTATTTTATTCATGTAGGTTTTTTTTTCAATTTGTTCTTCAAATAAAATATTATTATATCTTATTTCTATTTTAATATTTGTAAGTACAAGACAAATTTGAAGTAATAGTATTATTATTATTATATTCCATATCATTATTGAATGTTTTTAATTTTATTAATATAATTAGGGTCTTTAGCATATCCTAAGTCTTTTAAAAACTTATAATAATCTCCTCCTTTATATTTATACTGTATTTTACTCATATATGCAACACAGCTTTCTTTCCAATTATTAAAAATAAGATATTTATGATTATATCTTAATCCAAATAAATTATGTCTTGTTTTACAACTATAAGATTTAAAATGTCCTGTTTCTAATATAGCTTGAGCTGTTACTATTTCAGGATATTTACAATCTATCTCTATTAAATAATTATATACTTCTTGTTTAGTCTGACTATTACCAAAAATTGGTATTATTAATACTATTAATAATATTTTAAGAATTTTTATTTTTTTCATTTATTAATTTTCTAATTTTTTTACCTAAAATTTGATCATTAGAATGTAATTTTACCAATTCTTCTAAAAAATCATAATTTGATTCTATTAATTCATTAAGAAATAATTTAGTTCTTATTAAAGCATCTACACGTCCTGCAGTATATTCATCAGGAAATTGTGAAAATCTTTTAATTTGCTCAGTTAAATGTTCTTCTAATTTTGAAACTGTATTATTTTTCATAATTTATATTTTATCTTCTATATCTTGAGTAAGAGGAGTTAAGAAATCTTCAGGTTTAATAATATCATTAGTATAATTTATATGCTTATATAAATCATTATCTTGAGTATACTTACCTAAATCTTTAATTCTTTGATCTCTTAACGTCTCTATACTAAAACCAGCTATAATCATATTATCATTATCTGCACTAACCATAAGTTGAATAATATTTAATTTTTCATCTTTTGTAAGATAGTTTAATTTTACTAATAAATTAATTTCAGCTAAGAATATAAAAGGTTTAAAATAACCTTTATACTTTCCTTTGTAATACATATACCATAAATAACCTAAATTAGTATTGGTAATATTAGAAATAGTATAATGTTCTTTACATATATCATTTACAAGTTTTTTTAATTTTGTATCTTTAAATTGTACTGTCATTGTTTTTTAATTTTTTTTGATGTTTCCATCTAGCAGTAGTAAAGTCTTCCGTATCATAAATTTTTTGTTTATCTACATACAACTTTATATCTTCAATGTGTCTTTTATATTTACAGTAACTATACCATTCATAAACTTCTAAATCTCTCATTAAAGTTAAGTCAGATATTGTTAAATCGTATGGTATTTCTCCATTATTTGCATTACATATATTAATATACATTTCTTTCATGTGTCCCATATCTTTATATTTTATAATAATTATATTCCTTTATTACAATTTCACTGTGATCAAATGGGTATTTTTGTGCAAGTGAATAAACATTTTCCATATATTGAAAATCTTTATGTAATCTAACTGGTAAATTTTTATTATAATGAACAGTATTTCTATTAAATCCAGTAAGATGAGCTATTTCATACTCTGTTAACTTAAATTTAAAAGCAAGAATACTTATTAGATAACTTCTTTTATCTACTAATTCTCTTTTTCTGGATTTTTTTTTGATGTTCAATAAAGACTTAAGCACTTCTTCTTGAGTGTAGTCTTTCATATTTTACTTAAATCTGCGTCTTCTTCACTAAAATTTAATTCCTCTTCCAATTCACTTAAAGAGTCAAACATTTCTTTTATTGTTTAACGTTCCTGTGTTTTCTATAAGTTTAAATCTTTCAGCATCATAATATTCATAAGGGAATGAGTTATCTGTAAGTTTTACTTCTTCTAATTTAAATCCTAATTTACCAAATTGAAGTCCCATTCTATCAATTGCAGTAACTGTATAAATTTCACCTTCTTGTATCCATTCATCAAATGAAATATTATTAGGTTTATCTTCTGAATTAGTGCATATAACTCTCATAATTTTCAATTTCTGTTATTAACTCTAATTCTTCTAAAGATGTTTTAATTTCCATCATGTCTAAAAAAGTGCCTTCTTTGACAGTACATCTTCCTACATTATCTGTTATAAGTGTACATTGTTCAGCTTGTAAAATATTATGTTCACAATATTTCATCAAAGATGCTATAACATATCCATAATCATGTGTTTTATCATCAATTAAAACTAATTTATGTGTTTTATCATTAATCATATACTATAATATAATAAAAAATTATAAAGTTAACTTAAGCCTACCTTATAATCTTTCCATAAAATTTTAGATTGGTCAAATCCTTCTAAAGAATCTTTAACCCATTTTTCATCTATTGAATTCATATAACAAAGTACATGCACAATAGCTTTATCATCTGGATTTAATCTTAAAAGTCTACCAATTCTTTGACTTGCTTTTCTTTCATTGCCATAAGAATGCATAATAATACCTTGTCTTAAGTTAGGAATATTAACACCTTCACTTAATTGTAAAACACAAGATAATTTATTTATATTTCCTTCCTTAAATGCATTTAAATTATCTTCTGAATCAGGATTATTACTATGATAACTATGTTTACATAATCTATCTGATTGATCTTGAGTATTAGCAAATACTATACATTTTGTTGGAATATTATTAAGTAAGATTTTTGTATATTTTTCTTTACTTGGATATTCCATCATTGCTTTCATTCTCATAACTCTAAGCATATGCATATTACCAGAACCTTGATCAATTCTTCCAGACCAATAATTGTAATTCAAATATTCACTTGTTGTCCAAGGTTTTTTATTCTTCATTTTAACAACATAATTTTTATCATTAGATAAAGATATTTGATGTACTATTATTTGATAATCATTAAGAATATTGTTTTCAATAGCATCATCTGCTTTAAAAGTAAATACTATTGGGCAAAATTCATTAACTAATTTACCTTTCTCAGAATATTCTCTTTTAGGAGGGGTACCTGTTAAACCAAGTATTTTACCCTTATAAAGTTGTAAAAATCCTCTATGATTATCTAATAAACTATGACATTCATCTAAATAAACAGCATCATAATCAGTAGGATTATGTTTGTTGATACTTAAGTAAGTACTGAATGTCATTCTTTTTAGTAAGTGTTCTTTATTAAATTTACCTGCATCATCTATCCAAGAATTAAATATACTTCTTTTTGGTGCTACTACTAATACTTTCATAAGACTAGTAGTATTTTTTTCTATATGTTTAAGACCAATTAATGTCTTACCTACACCAGTACCTAATACTATTCCACATCTTTGTTTATTATCTGTTGCTTTAAGGGCTTTTAATTGAACTTCATTTTTTGTCATAATATTTAAATTATTTTAACCATTTCATTGTTCTAGCATCTGCAGGATTTGCATGAATCCAATCATGACAATTTCTACACACGGATAACCATGTACTTTGAACTAAATAAAATGCTTCTCTATTACTACCAGCATATGTATGATGTACATCAGTTGCACCATTAGTACAACCTTTTACATTTACTATACATAAATGGTTTTCTGTAAGATATCTTTTTCTTAATTTAAGATATTCTTGATCTTTTTTCTTTCGTTTAGAAGAAACCTGAGGGATTCTGGTAACAGATTTAATTGGTTTCTGTGACTTTTTGTTACTAGAATGGCAACTCCAGCAATACTTACAGTATCTAAATCCCTCATGGTTTTTCCATATAACAGTTGTTTTTTGACAACCGTCACATTCTTTAAGTTTTACTTTCATTTTTTAAATTTGGTAACCCTATTGGTTTTTGTGTTAAATTTAAAAAGTTTTTAGGTAGAATTCCTTCTTCAATAAATATACTAACTATACTATCTTTAGACAAAGATAAATCTTTAAAATTTAACTGATTTTTAAAGTTTTTATCTACCTCTTCATATTCAATTATATCTTTAGCAAATTTAGAATGTGAAAAAAATGTTTTAAAAAATTCATTTGTATACTTAATAGTAATTTTTTGTTTTACTATATTTAATACACCTTGTGCTCTGTAATGAACACTATTAATTCTTCTTTTTTTTCTATCACACATTTGTTCTATTTCTTCTTTTGGAAGACTTTTTAATCCATATAAAGCTCTTTTATATAAATAATTTTGATATTTTGAATATTTATCTTGTTCATATTCCATATATGTTTTACTACCATATACTTGATAATTTTTGATCTGTTTTTTAAGCTTTTCCATATTAATCATACAATTTTAATTCATAAATAAATAAAAGGGGAACATTACATTCCCCTTTTTAACTTTTCAATTTAATGTTTATACACTAAATTCTGTATTCTTACCAGCTTCTGTCATAACATCAGAATTAGGTTTAGCATTTTGATATGCTTGACGTAATTCTTCAATATTGTCATGTTTGATAAGTGAATCTTCAGAATTTCCATTGAAACTCATTTTTGTTCTTCTGTAAATTGGTAATCCACCTAATGTACATACTATACCTGTTTCACCTGCAACTTTAAGATCACGAGTTGGTTCTTTTTCATTAAATGCTTCAAGTGATTCTTGTACTACAATTTTACCATCTAATTGCTGTCCAGCAAAGAAACCTGTTGCTTGTAGTTCTTCTACAGTTCCTGGAATCAATGCAGATACTGGTTTTCTACGTAAGAAACCATTATCGTCAATCATAGTTCTGATTTGTTCTACACGGATATATCCGTAATCAGGGTTATTTTTTGAAACATTAACAACACTTCCTGTTGCTTCATCGGCTAATACTGTTACTTTTGAGTTCATAACTTAATTTTTAATAAATAAATAAATAATTGATTGTTTGAGTGTCTGTTTTGCTATATCCTTAAGTACTCAAGTTAAGGTAAGTAGTAGTTTAAATTCTAGACTATAAACTACGTATTCAAATTGTTAAGAAATTTTATATATCAAATAGATTATCTGATAAATTCTCGTCTATATCTTCTTGATTGAAGTCAGAACGTCTTGATTTAGTGTTTTTCTTTAATGCAGAACCACTAAAAGGATCTGTAATATGCTCACCATAATCTAAAGACATAAGATATTGTATATCTTCATCTGTTAATTCAAGATACTCTTCTATAGAGATGTGTATGACTTTTCCGTTTGGAAGCTGATAAAGCATTATTTAATACTAGATATTTTGATAAATATATAATATTTATATTGATATTATTACATAAATTAATAATATTTAATAATATATAGCTAACAATGAAAAGGGAGTGAAATAAATCACTCCCATATTCCATTTATGGAAAAGCATATCTTAGATATACTATTTTTAAAAAGGTAAATCTTCTTTTGGTTTTTCTATACTCAATAAATGTGAATAAATAATTTCCAAATCTTTTTTCTGTTTTAAAAAACTAACATGTTTATTAGTATATTTAGTGTTATTCCAGTAAATATTAATTTTTTCTCCTATAGATAATGCTAATTTACTAATTTCTATATGATCAGTAATATAGGAAGATGTAGATTTTCTATTATTATACATAAAATCTACTACATCGTTAGGATTTTCAGAGGCTAAAAATACATATTTAAACTGTCTTAAATTTATATAAGATGTTTCTGATAATACTATATTTAACTTTTTAGTATCTAAATTAAATGTACGATAAGGATTATATTTACAAAATGCTTTTATTATATCTTCATTACATTTAATAGAGCCTTTTATCATTCTATTTAATATACCATTAGTAATTATAGTTATATAATTTTGTCTAATTGTATAATCATTTGAAGATATAAACCAAGGAATAAGATGACAAAATATTTCAACTCGAAGATTAGAATTTAAGTCTCTTATACTTTGTCCAAACCAAATTTTAATTTTTTTAGTTTTTCTGTCATAAGAAGCTCCACTTGTATTTTTATGTTTAAAAAATAATTTGTTATTTTCAAACATTGGAGTTTTAATAGAAGTACTCCAATAAATATGAGTACTT